AAAATTGATATTCATGACTATAATATATTTATATATTATTCAACGGACACACATACACACATAACATACAAGTTAACATAAGGGTCATCACGAATAATATACTAATTATTATGAAATTTGAAGCAAACATACCTAGCTATCTAAAAACTGGACAAGGTGTATTCCCTGTTCAGCAAAAAACTATGGCTGCAGAGAGACAAACTACTAATTTGTTTGAAAAATTAGAGCAAGGTGCTGATATGCCTGTGGCAAATGATGGTAATATGGTTGCTTTAGCACCTATGGGTCAAGATAGAATAGAATCTAGACCACAACCAGAAAATTTGCTAGATAAAATGCAGCAAAATATAAATCGTGGCATAGATGAAAGAGAATTTATACCTAAATCGGATGTAGAGTCTGATTTTAAACGTGTAATGCCACAAATTAAACCAGGTGTAATGAGAGAACCAACAGAAAGAATGGTACAAGCTGATGGTGAGGATATATTCATTGGTTAAACAGATGCCATTTAAAGAATTAATGGAGATAGTTAATGCAAAACATGGATTCTTCTATAACAAAGACTCAAAAAAGAAACTTGACAGATATGCAAGAGAAGTTTCTAGACGTATTGTTCGGAGAAGCAAAAGGAAATCCTAGAGAAGCAGCAAGAATAGCTGGATACTCTGAGCATAGCTATCCTAAAGTTATAAGAAACTTAAAAAGAGAAATTACAGAACTTGCAGAGACTCACTTATCTACACACTCTGCCAAAGCAGCTACTCGGTTAACAGACCTACTAGACGAAGACGGGACCACACCACACTCTAACATTCGTCTAGCAGCTGCGAACTCAGTGTTAGATAGAGTGGGCATAACAAAGAAAGATCAATTAGATATAAATATGAAAGCAATGCATGGAGTATTTATATTACCAGCAAAAGATGGAATCAATAAAGATAAAAAGGAAAGCTAGAACTATTCCTTTTGGATTTAAACAATCTGAAGATCCAGGTTATTTAGAACCAATCAGAGAAGAATTAGATGCTCTTAGACAAGCAAGAGAATATTCAAAGACTTGTTCACTAAGAGAAACTGCCCAATGGCTACACAGAAAAACAGGAAGATACATATCACATGTCGGACTTAAAAAAAGACTTGAACGAAGTAGCACCACCGAAGCCGAAGAAAGTAATACAACAGAAAGCCAAGAAGTCAGTTAAACAGATATTAGCTCGCACTCGTAAGAAAGTTGCAAAGGCAGAACAATCTCTACGTTCTGCTAAACGTCACGCAGAAAATACTAAAAATAAACTGTTAACTATTAATAAAGCATTAACAGGTAAAGAGACACAACTACTTACAGAGGATATAATCGAGAGTGCTCCAGATACAGTTAAGGAGCATATAAATCAGCAGGAAGTAATCTTTAAACCTAATGAAGGTCCACAGATGGAATTCCTTGCAGCTTCAGAAAGAGAAGTATTTTATGGTGGAGCTAGAGGTGGGGGTAAATCATATGCGATGCTAGTAGACCCGCTTCGTTATTGCTCTAAGGCTCAGCACAGGGCACTCTTAGTAAGGAGGACAATGCCAGAGTTAAGAGACTTAATACAAAAGTCTCAACTATTATACTCTAAGGCATATCCAGGTGCAAAATGGAGAGAACAAGAAAAAGAATGGCGATTCCCATCAGGAGCAAAGATAGAGTTTGGTTACGCAGAGAACATGACAGACGTTTTACGTTACCAAGGTCAATCATACACATGGATAGGAATAGACGAACTTCCACAATATCCTTCGCCAGATATATATAATTTTTTAAGATCTTCTTTAAGATCCGTTGATAAAGATATACCTGTCTATATGAGAGCAACAGGTAATCCAGGCAATGTAGGTTCACAATGGGTACGAGAAATGTTCGTAGAACCAGCTGAACCAAATACAGCGTTTGACGTAGGGATAGATACACCCGTTGGTAAAAAGTATATTACTAGAAGATTTATACCAGCTAAATTACAAGATAACCCGTATCTAATGCAGACTGATGATTACTATATCATGCTTGCATCTTTACCTGAAGTACAACGTAAACAATTTTTAGATGGAGACTGGGATGCATATGAAGATTCAGCATTTCCAGAATTTAGTAGAGCAAGTCATGTTGTTGAAAATTTTGAGATACCTAATGGATGGTATAAGTTTCGTGCTGCTGACTGGGGCTATTCTTCTCCTGCTTGTGTTTTATGGATCGCTGTGGATTATAATAATAATCTCTGGGTTTATAGAGAACTATATACTTCCAAAGTTACGGCAGATTATTTTGCAAGACAAGTATTACAATTAGAACGTGGTGAGTATATTCGTTATGGTGTATTAGATGTTAGTACATGGGCAAAGAGAGGTGATGTAGGTCCTAGTATTGCAGAGACAATGATACAGCAAGGATGTAGATGGAGACCATCAGATAGATCACCTAAAAGCAGAATTAATGGTAAGTTAGAGATTCACAAAAGATTAAAAGTAAATGACGATGAACCAGGTATTAGAATATTTAAAAGTTGTCATAATTTAATTAGAACTTTATCTACACTACCTACAGATAAAAATAATCCTGAGGATGTAGATACACATGCAGAAGATCATGCTTACGATGCATTACGTTATGGATGTATGAGTAGACCAACACATCCTAGTTATGCAAGTAGATTTAATCAAAAATTTACAGAAGAATTTAATCCCTCAGATTCACAATTTGGATATTAATGCCACTAAATAAAAAAGGTAAAAAAATTAAAAAATCTATGGTAAAACAATACGGCAAGAAAAAAGGTGAAGCCGTATTTTATGCTATGGAAAATTCTGGTAAATTAAAGGGTGTCAAAAAGAAAACTACCAGAAATAAATAAAAAAATTTTTCCATACGATTTAGTAATCGCTTGGTGGGAAGATATTGTTGCTGATTCGATTTGGCTTGATATACCAGATATAAAAAAATCAACTACAGCTATTTGTTGCACAGTTGGATGGTTAATGAAACAAGACGATAAAGTTACAATTTTAATGTCTGATTTTAATTTTGAATCAAACAATGAAATAAAACAAGGTGGTGGTCACACGACTATACCAACTAAAAACATATTAAAAATTAAGAAGATAAAAATATAGGAGACAACAATGAACACATTTGACCCTAAAGCAAAAGTAAAACAAGGTCAGTTTAGTGATGCACCTGATGGCAAACAGCCTAACAGAGAGCATACTAATATTGATTTTGCAAAAGAAGCACCTGGTAAAGGTGAGGCTGATATTTACTTAAAAAATGCTGACTATCCAAGTGAGCCAGGATCTAAGCATGTAGATGATGCTGTATTTAGAATGGCTGATGAAAAGGATTACTAATGGATAAAAATAAACTAGGCCCAAAAAGTAATTTTATACCTGAAGTAAATGCAGGAATTAAAGATGAAGATTTAAAAAAGGCTGCCGAAAAAAGAGATATTAGAAAAGTTGAAAACGTAATTGGAGATAGTATAAGTTCTAAAAGAGAAGAAGGTATTAAGAAAAAAATAACACCATATGAAGGTATGGTTTTTACAAAAAAATCTAAATCACCTTTTGCTTCTAAGAATAAAATTTACGGAGAAACAGATTTATTAAAAAAGAAAATAGACTAGGAGGACAATGACTATGATGAAAAGATACATGCACGGAGAACTTGCACCTGATGTAGCTAAAAGACCAAATGATCCACTACAAATAGACCCTAACTCAAAAGTTATGCAAGGGGCTACAAGTGGTGATGGTAATGATGCAAAAGGTAAATCAAAATCAAAAGTAGATCCAGCAATTTTTAGAATGGCTGAAGAAAGAGATTACTAATGACTAAGCAAGATTCTGAAAGAAAAAAAGATTATTCTAACTTACCACCAATTCAAGATGTTAAAGTTACAAAACCTTTAGTAGATACTGTAGAGGCTAGAACAGGTTACCCTTTAACTGGAGTAGAAAGAAGAAACTTAGACTTATATTCAAAAAGAGAAAAGAAAAAAATGGAAGTTTATAGAATGAATCAAAAAAGAAAATACGGAGATTAGTATTAAAATATAATGCAAGATGAAGAAAACAAAGTAGCTGATGAAGTCAGTGAATCATCTCCTATTGTAGGACATATAAGAGAAAAATTTTACCAATCTGAAAACTCAAGACTATACGATGAGAAAAGATGGTTAAAGGCTTATAGAAACTACAGAGGATTATATGGTCCTGAAATGGTTTTTCGTTCTAACGAAAAGTCAAGAGTGTTTGTTAAAGTAACAAAGACTAAGGTGTTAGCTGCGTTTGGTCAAATTATTGAAGTATTATTTTCTAGTGGTAAATTTCCATTAGG